ATCAGAATCAGAATCAGATTTTTCATCTGATTTGGATTTCATTTCGTCTATTGCTTCTTGCAAAGCATCATCATTATTAGTTAGTTCTCTCGCTACTTGTTCTGCGGAATAATTTTTCCACTTGTAATCCAATAAACCGTCTTTTGGTAATTCCATTTGCAACTCATAGTGAATCCAATAATTGATAACATAATCTGTTGCTATGTTCCAAATATCGTGATTCCATTTTTGCTTAACATTTCTTAATGGATGTTCCCAAATAACGTGTGCTGTTTCGTGAATCAATACTGCTTTTATTTCTTCATTTGATAAAGTTTTAACAAATTCATCATTCCAGTAAATACTAATTCCATCTGTAGCCATTGTTTTACAACGCTCATTATCTTCAACTAATTTTAGCTTTAATAACATTGATGCCATGCCAACCCTTCCTCGCATAAGTTGACTCTTAGCACTTATGATTCTATCTTTACTTTCCATTAGGCTTACCTCCGTAAATATTATCTAGGAATCCACCTTTTAAATCGTCTATAGAATCTTGCATACCTTGAGCAATCTCTTTACGTTTACTATCTGCATAGCTTGATTTTTCTCTCAGAGAATCAACATCATTAACTTTAGCAAATACTTTTACCAATTTTTGATGTGCTTCTGAAATTAACTTATCATTACCTAATATTTCTTTATTAATACTAGGCAAAGTTTCTAAGTATTTTCTAATAGTATCAAAGCTTCCGTTCTTGAAAAAATTACCGCTTTTATTACTAGGGTCATAAGAATTTAGTTTCTCAACTAAATGCTCAACTGAATCCAGTAATGCTTCAACAGTAGTTCTTGCAATAGCTTCAATATTCTTATTGGCTCTTTTAATTGCATCACGTTCTATTTTTCCTTGCAATGATTTTGATACGTTAAGTCTAATATCATTATTGTTAAATTGTGGAACAGAACTTAGTTCAAAATCGAATCTAAATTTATACCTCATTTCTTCAACATCAGGATAATCATTTATATTAAAAGCTTTACCTAACTTATATTTATTTGATTCTATAAGTTTTGGATAAACATCTAAAAAATGTTTTACTTCCTTTTCAAAATTAGCTTTAGCATCATTGACAGCATCTGTAAGCGTATCAAGTTGAGAGTTAGGACATAATCTCCAACCACTCAAAACTTTACCTGTATCGTAATCACTCGTATTATCATCCCAAGGGACAGTCAACGGATAATAAACATTGTTTCTAAATTGATTGATAATTCTACGAAAATATTTATTCGTTTCTCTACCAAAAATGTATTTAGCAACATGTAAAGATTCACTCATTGCTTCTTGGTCTAATGCAAGACCTTCTTTTAAATTTGAATCAGATTTGACTCCGCTAGGATGTTTTGTATTCAACCTAACTAAAGTCGCATTTTGACTCAAAGTATTAACGTTTTCTTTTTTCATAATACCTCCAAGTATTAATTTGTTTCTGTTTCATGCTTTTGCAATCTTCAGATAGGACTCACATCCTATTACAGAAAAAGATAAAGAAAAGAATATATACCAGTCTATGATAAATATTCTTTTCCGTTTCTTTTGGTTTTTGGAAAAATCTAAGAAATTTCTAATTCTTGATGCTCAATTTTAAATTTAGAATAAGTGTCTGAATCTTTTAAATCCTTACATATATTCGTCAATCTATTCACAAAGAATACAGAAAACTCTATAGAACTAAATTTCTCAACATAGTTAAGAGCATTTGCAAAGTAATCGTATGCCTTGTCTATTGGCTCTCTGCTAATCACATCAATCAATGCTATCGTGGTGGCATAAGCTAATCCTTCATCCCTTATAACCTCAACATCATCGCCTTTACATATACTGCTTATGTTTGGAACATCATCCCTTAAAGAGATAAAACTCAACAATTCCATAGAAGCAACTGCTCCAACATCACCTTCAAACAATCTCTGCTGTAAATGTGACCTTGGATTAGTTTTCAATGTATCGCTCAACCTCACCCAACTTCTAGGACTTGGTTGTGGCTCTTCTGATTTAGGGTCAAAGACCCATAATAGTTGTGGCATGAATCTTATTAAACCTTGCACATAGATATTTACATCATTCTTTTCCGCCCACTCTAACCAGTCGTCAGCATCATGGGTGAACTGAATTTCAGTTGTTCTATCTTTACAATGTCTAAGGATTTTATTTGCTCCACTTCTATCAGAAAATCTATTACCAGCAAGAATAATTTTCCAACCTTTTGGAAAAACATAATCACCAATTCTTCGTTCTTCATTTTCATTTTGAGGGTCAAGTAATTGACCCATTGAAGCTTGAACACTTTTATCTGCTTGAGCAAATTCATCTAAAAAAAACAATCCTTCACCACTCATTGGTAAATTACCAAGATATGCTTTTCTCTGTAATCCTTCATCATCTACATATGGCAAACCGCCTAAGTCAATTGACTCGACTAACCCTAATCTAAAAGAAATGAATCCGTATTCATCTTTTTTAGGATTAACAGAACTAGTTAATTTTTTACCATTAGCTAATTCTTCGGCAATTTCTCTAACAATCGCTGATTTACCAATACCAGTTCCGCCAAGTAAAAAAGGGATATTACCTCCCTCAATTATATTATGACATTCTTCTTTAGATTCTTTAGGCGAACTAAACATTAGCCCACCATTTTCCGTTATATAATTTAATTATATTCATAGTTATACGCCCTCCAAGACGTTGATTTACTAAGAATCCCTTGTTATAGGGTAAGGTCATTGCTGATACCTTTTTTAAATTTTCGACTAATAAAGTCTCTTCAGTTAGCATTTTATTTACTTCTTTACTCTGCCATAATTATTAGGCTCAAGTGTCAGAATGTACGCGATAGTTTCGGCAACATCATTTGTGGTTTCATAACCTTGAACATCATCACCTTTATATTTTAAAAACTTTCCGTTAGGTTTAAATATTGCTGTTTCGCAATCATCACAAACATTAATCGCACTTTCGTTATCATTCCATTTAGTAACTCTATTTGTGCAATAATTTCCATAACCAAACTGGACTGATATAGTGTATCCATTATCAAATCTAATAGTAAAACCTTGACTGATTCCATCCTCACTAGTTCTCAAACCTAATCTTCCACCTCTTGTCCATTTTCGCGACCTTGGATTAGTTTCTAATATTTTTTTCAAACTAATTCCGCTATCTTTTTTACATTTTTTCATATCCACCTCCATGTGGTAATTTGCAAATATAGAATTATTTCTATTTCAACGCCTTTCAACGGTATCATCAGTTTGCTTGTTAAATGTTCCTTGTGGAACAATTGACTATCTATAAGACTATCTATAAAGACTATCTATAAAGTCATAAAAAAAGAATAAAAAAAAGACAAAAAAAAAGACAAAAAAATAGGCGGATTGCTCCGCCCATCATTCCATGTAGTTCTTATTACTGTTGAGTTATTTTTGCTTTTATAAGCGATTGGTCAAAGACCACTTTTTGTTTAATATCTCAAATTAAAGTTAAGACTCTACGTTCAAAAAAATAGGCGGATTGCTCCGCCTGTTATTAATCAGAGAACTTTTGGTCAAGTTTCCAAAGATTAAACACTTTCATAGCATCTTCTCTGGTCAAACCTAAAGCTCTTCTATCAAGAAAAAACCCTCTTGGGTCTCCACTTGGTACATCTTCTAAATGTTCGTAAGCACTAAACCCACTTGACATTTCTTCGTGTTCTAAACTAGACCATGCTATATGTTTAGATTCAGTAATTTCAGAATCATTTAAATATTCTTCAGCAGTATTATATCTTTTATACATTTGCAGTTACCTCTTTTTTTAATAGTGAATTTGCTTCTTCTACATCTTGTTCTAAACATAAATATTTTTCTTTAACAAACCATACATAAGTTCTCGAAATAAGAAGTTCATGTGTATCAAAAATACTAACATTACTTTCCCTTGTAGAAGGTTCAATATTAATTCTTTGACAAAAATCAATCTGCCTAATATTTAAGGGAAGTTCTAAGACTTCAAAAAGACCGTTAAGTCTCTCTCTAGTCGTTACAGTTCCCCAACCTCTCATATTGAAATGAATTTCATTTGCTAGAGTTTTCCATAGAATTTTATTTCCGTGTAAGTAAACCGCAATTTCATCACCCCAAATATCACATATTTTCACCTGAGTATTACCGCGTGATATAGTCCTGTATACTTTAAAAGCATCAGCTATCTCTTTAGTTATTTTTCTCATATTTTTAACCCTCCAAGGTTATAGTTTCTTGAACCCAATATTAGGATTCTCATTCAGCCTGTTAATTCAGGGACTTTTGGAGAAGTCGCAACTGGAAATTATCGTTTCCGCATCCATGCTTTTGTTTCAGATTATATTGAATCCTTTCAGCACTTCTAATGGTACGCTTTTTGTTTTGTCCCCATGTTCTTATGGTAATGAGTTTATAGGCTTCTTATCCTCAAGGGTAAATCTAGTGACCCTTAACCAAGTTCGTATCATCGAGGGAACTCTACTTGGTAGTTTTCTTTTTTCTATTCTATATAAATCCTTTATTTAAATTATCGTTCCTCCCAAGCATATCAAGAAAAGAACATCATTGCAACATCTAATTAAATATTAACTGGTCATTGTTTTAGATAGCTATTCACAAGCATTACGAAAGAGATTCATAAAAGATATCATAAGACTATCTAGCGGTAATCAGACTCTAGACTATCTAAGGGTAAACAAGATGAATGACGACAAAAAGACTAACCTAAAACTCGTTGGAAAAGACTCTCTAACGATTAAGCAAAAGCAGTTCGTGGATGAAATAATCAAAGGCAAGATAGGAAGCTACAAGGAAGCATATGCGAAGGTCTATGACGTTACCTTGACTAAGGAAGGCAAAGTCCCTAAATGGGTAGAAGTGGAAGCAAGCAAGCTTATAGCGAACCCTAAGATATCACTAAGCATCCAGAGGACTATCGCGAAAAAGGAACAGTCTACTATCGCTAGTAGCTTAAGAACGCGTAACTATGTTATAGACCGTTTATATAAAGAGAGCCAAGAAGCGGAGTCTGACTCAGCTAGGATTTCTGCATTGAGTTTATTAGGAAAGAGTGTGAGCCTGTTCACGGATGTGGTAGAGACTAAGGAAGCAAGGACATCTGATGAAGTCGAAGCGGACATTGAAGCAAGAATAAAAGAGTTATTGGAAAAAGTCAATTAGTGATATCTTTTATAACCAAGGCTTATATTTAATTATTCACGAAACTTATATTAATAAACACCCCCCACCCCCATGTGCGTGTACGGGACTCCGACCATCTCATATACATAGTGATATGCACAGGATATTACCTACTTTTTTCAACCCACCCCCCTATATTGCATTTTGATAGCGTTTTTTATACATATGATATATAATTTTTCTCAGGAAAGACCCTAGGGTCCCTAGACCCCCCATATTATTTTACAAAAATGGTTGTTTTTCCTGTGAAGATGTGCAATTATGTTAAAATCTAGCGTGATTTACATCTAGTAGGTACCTACTTGTAAAGTAT